ACCACCACCACCACCAAGTCCACCATTTCCACCAACAGTTCCTGATGCGTTTGAACCATTACCTGCTATCCCAGCACCACCACCGCCACCACCGTTTGCTCCTGTGCCGCTAGTTCCAGTACCACCTGTGTAAATAGTTCCATCTATACCAATGGCGTTTCCACCACTGCCACCTTGTCGCGCACCAGTTGTTGTAGTAGCACCACCACCGCCACCACCTGCTAAACCTGAACCGCCGTTGCCACCAGTTTGTGAAGATGAACCTGAACCAATACTGCCGCCTCCGCCACCGCCTGAAATACCATTGCCACCATTGCCACCTGTTGCACCAGCAAGGGAAGTGCCGCCACCGCCACCTGCGCCGCCGCCAACTCCTCCAGAGCTAGGTGTAACTGCTCCACCTGTTCCTGCTGTTCCATTTGGAATTCCATAATAGTTTGTGATACCAACAACACCATTACCAGCGCTGTATCCGCCACCTCCTGCACCGCCAATAGTTGCAGCACTAAAGGGGCTTGCTCCGCCACCTGCGATGATATGACCGTAACGAGAATACCCACCAGCAGAGTTGCTTCCACCAGCACCTATGATGCAAGTTGATTGTGGAACAGTCCAACCCCAAGAAACGCCACCAGCACCGCCACCGCTTGCACCAGTTGCTAACCCACTACCGCCACCGCCAGTCATAATGACATATACCCAAGTAATGCCAGCAGGAATTGTGACTGAGCCGCTAGATGTAATTGTTTGGCGAAGTTGCAATCCATACGGATTTACAAAAGATGTTTGAGCAAAAGGTGTGTAATCAGCACTTTGCATACCAGTTGAAACTTCACTACCAACTTGCCCTCTGCGGTTAGGATTAGCCATTAGGAAATCCTGTTCACATAACCTGAAATCGTAATAACAGATGCAGTGCCAGCAAAAGCTGCAACAGTATTTGCTGCAGCACCTGTTCCTGTCAATGGCAAACCAGCTACGATCAAAACATCACCTGATTGTGGTGCAAGATTAATTGGCTTTGCGTGTTGAACTGCACCAGTACCACCAAACTGCACTGTTAATAAAACAGGTGAGGTTGAAGTGTTGTTTGCATACAACCAGATTTCATCAATAATTGATGCTGATGTGCCAGTTGAATGGATAGTTGTACCAGTTGAAGCTGTCTGAACAACTGTAATCGGCTGACCTTGAGTCGAACCGCTAAGTAATGTTTTTGTAAAAGTTGCCATTGTCTATTCCTATCCGAACACTTGTTGTGAAATTACGCCTTGATCTGAGTCATACACAGCTATACCTGTAGGCCCTGTAGGCCCTGTCGGACCTGTTGCACCTGTTGGTCCTGTGGCACCTGCTGAACCTGTAGGGCCAGTTGGTCCAGTAGAACCAGTGGCTCCCGTAGTGCCTGTAGCACCATTTGCACCTGCAGGACCAGTAGCCCCTGTAGGTCCCGTTGCACCTGTTGTACCAGTAGCACCAGTCGTTCCTGTTGGGCCTGTTGCGCCTGTTGGGCCTGTTGCTCCTGTTGCACCAGTAGGGCCAGTAGCGCCAGCGGCTCCTATAGATCCAGTTGGTCCTATGGCACCAGTAGCGCCAGTAGCCCCTGTAGCACCAGTGGCACCTGTGGTGCCAGTAGGACCAGTAGGACCTGTTGATCCTGTAGGACCAGTTACTCCAGGAGTACCTTGTTGACCTTGCTGTGCTGAAAATACTAAGGATTGATTGGGAGTAATGGATTCGATAACTACATAAGTTGTCATAGTGTCACAGCTCCCGTTACGATAAATAAACCTTCAAGATATCTAGTTACAGTAGATCCGCTATCTAGCACTAAATCATATGAATAACGACCAGGAGTAAAGTCCGTTGTAGTTGCTGAAGGAATAGTTACAGTAACTGTGCCTGTAGCGCCGGTAAGAACCATAAGACCATTGGTAGTTGTAGCTGCTATGGTGGTAGTAGATGACCCAACGAATGGGCGTACTGTCATAGTTCCTGTAAAACCAGTAATGTTAATAGGAACGGCATCATTATTAATTGAGAATATAAAACTAAATGTGGTTGCTTGTTCGCATATTAGATTAAATTTAGCACTCACGATGAGATTCCTCTGAGAGCCTGCGCTGCAGGTAGTTGAGAAGTACTAGCGAGAGCGTTACATACGCCAGCAAGATCAAGGCGATTGTTGCTAGTCGTGCCTTGAATCGCATTAAGAACCCCCACTGTGTCTGTTAAGTTTGTTGTTACTGAACGTGCTACTGCCCATTGACGGGCAGCGAGTGCTCGCCCAACCATCGCCCCTGGTGCTCGATAGGTGCCACCATTAGCTAGACGATTTAGTTCATCTAATAACGTTGTTCCTGCTACTCCTAGTGCCACCTATATCTCCTTTACTTCTTCTTGTTTTTCTTTACTGCAGCGTTATCTACTAGATTCGGATATGGTCTTCCTGCTGCTTTTGCTCTAGCCTTAGCAGCAGATTTCTGTGCTGGCGTTAAAGGTGTTGACTTCTTATTAGGATTCTTTGTATCCCAGAAAGCTACTTTCTTTTTCATTTGCAACTACAATCCCAAGCGCGAAGCGACTTGTTTATCCTAGAGTTTGGATCTTTAGCGGTTTTCGCTGAAGTTAGTTTAGCCTTAGCTCCACACATACGACCACAGAAAGACTTGCGCCGCCCTGCGGCTTTGGGAGATTTAGCAGCCTCAGCCTTTTTGACTGGAGGCTTGAGGTTCATCCCCTGCGCTTTGGCAGAGGCACGACCCTTGGCGTTCAGGCCACCCTTGGGGTTCTTGCCTTCTGCTCTTTGCCACGCTGGAGACTTAGCCATTTACTTTTTCTTTGTTTTCTTCTTTAAGGCTTTGAAATCAGCGCCAGTAATTTTATTAGTAGGCGTTGCGGCCTTAGCAATTTTGCCTTGCTTTGGTGTCATCATTTTATCAGCGTGTTTCATTATTTCACTTTCTTTGCTTTAGGTTTTGTGTGAGTAAGAACTTTGCTAGATGCTGAATGAGTTGCGCCAGTGTGTACTTGACCGTTCATTCTATGAACAGCACCAGTATATTCTTTTCCACTTTTAAGATAGTGTTTAGATGTTTTACTCATTTTTTAACAGGCTTTGCCTTGAGCACCGGTCTGGATTGACTCGTATGTGCAGTACTTCATAGCTGATGCGTACTGCTTATCAGGTGTTGGGTACTTTGTAATTTCTTCTGTGTAGTTTTCCATTATTTTTTCTTACCCATCTTCTTTATAACTTTCTTAGCTGCCATCTTCTTGTCAGTCTTCTTAACTGCCATCTTCTTCTTGCTACCCATCATAGGGGCTTTAGCGCCATACATATCCATCATTGTATTCTCCTTAGTCTTTGAAGGTCATTGAGATCCCATCGAAAGCCTTACCAGCCTCGTTGGAAAGTTTAACTGCTGCGTCTATATCTACACTCTTTGTTGAACGTGGTTCTATGCCCTGCCTTGTGGCATCGAAGTAGGATTGTAATTCCTTATCGTGCGCTTTAGCAGTAGGCAATTCTCTATGATTTGCCATACCTACACTCAACTCTAGTTCGCCTATCTTGCAACCAAAGCATCCTTCTATATATTCTAGGTGCGTGGTGCGTCTATGTAAACTCATACTATTGGAGTCACATAATCGTTGTAGCCAGCAGCAATAAGAACCGCTGCTTGCTCATTGCTAATCACGTACTCGTGTCCACCAAGGAAGTAGTAACTAGCTGCTGCTAGATCATCTTGGCTTGGTGTCTGTGTCATTACAACAGTAGTACCGGTAACTAATAACGATTGACCTCTTGGAACATCAGTCATACTAGGCGCGATAGCGCCATTAATAGTTCCACCAGTAAAGCGCCGACCTGCAAGACGAGCATATTTAGAGTTTGGCTCTGATATGTATGTCTCCCACCGGTACGGTGTTACTAATGTATATGCCATATCTAACCTTTCATAAGTAGCAGAGGCGGGTTTGACCCCGCCCCTGCCGAACGGAAATTACCCGTTAGTTGCGGCTGACTCAATACGAATGAGTGCAGACTCACGAAGGCGAGCGAAGCCTCCGAAGTAGTACCAACCGATTGTGCGGAAACGACGTAGTGCGTCAATCTCTGGACCGATAACGGTTGAGATGTCTGCAGCTTGTGCTTCAGCCAATGCTTCACGACCGGCGATGATCGCACGGTAGTTGTTGGTAAATGTAACAGTTCCTGTATCAGCAGCTGAAGTAACGTTAGATGCTGTCTTAGCATACGAGAATGTTGTTGATGTAACTGCTGTAATTGTGGCAGCAGTATCGTTGACTGTTGTTGCAGTTACTGCAGCAACTGATACGACTTGGCCTACGCCAAGACCGTGAGCAACTGCTGTTGTAATTGTTGCAACGTTTGATGTCAACGCAACGTTTGTGATGGTTGTAGTTGTTGCGATACCAGCAGCTAGCTTTAGACCGTTAAGGACACGTGGTGTCTCAACGATGAAAGCACCTTCAATGACGCCAACTGCACCAGCCACGAATGGAGTGCGGTCAACATACTTTGAAAGTTCTTGAAATCCACCAGTACCAGTTTCAGCACGAAGATCGGCTGACTGACGTGGGTGGAGGTATGCAGCATATAGTTCACCCATACGAGGCAAAGCCTTGTTTGTGCGTAGTGTTACAACAGCGTTACGGATATCCGCAACTGTCATTGTGTCTACTGGTAGAACTGCAGATGATGCAGTTGGAACAGTTCCTGTTGGACCATTGGAGAAGATAACGTTAGTTCCTGCTGACAGGACCTGACCTACTACATTGTCAATAGAATCTGCTGCGTTGTAAGCAATGATGTCAGCAAGAGCTGAGTCAACATCGTTGAATGAAGTTAGGTTTAACTTCTTTGTTGTTGTTACTGCTGAACCGTATTCGTTCAAAGTAACGGTAACCTGTGATGGGTTACCTAGAGCAATGGAAGATACATCAGATGTTTCTGTCAATGTTGAAGTAGCTTGCGCTAAGTCTGAATAGATTGAGAATACAACTGATGATCCTGGCATTGCCTGTTGCACTGGCTTGACGTCAGCAAGATTACGCATAACAGGAATGGAGCGAAGCGCCATTCTAACATACTGGTCGTATGCTGCTTGTACGAGGTTGCTGATCGTCGAGCTAGAGGTGGGGGTACCTGCTGGAATTGCCACTTTGGTCTAGCCTTTCGTTAGGATCGGATATTAGAGTCCAGACAACTTAATTAGATCGTCCAGTTCTTCTTTGCTATTTGTATTGAGTAGACGTTGCATAATGTCTGCGTTATGTTCTGGTGAAGCACCAGAGTCTGCAGTGTTTGTCATTCTCTTATACGAAGCAGCATCGGCTGGATTCACATTAGGTGTTGCCTGGGTTTGGCCAGATTCATAGCCGAATACATCGGCGTAATCCTCTAACCATTTAGACACGGACTCCTCAGTTGGGTCAATGTCCTGTGGGATAAATGAAGCGATCTTCGGATTTATCCCGCGACTTGCGAGGGCATCCTTGATTGATCTTTCGCGCTGCGCCTTGCTTAGTCCATCGAACTGTGAACGAAGTTCAGCAAGTTCTTTGTCCTTTTGCTTGGATGCTTTGCGTAGTTGTTTAACAAGGTCGTTGCCGGTGTCTTCCATTGTGAAGTCATCGTCATCCTCGTAGTCGTAATTGGACATTAGTCCTTCTCCCTATCAGTTGGTTTGATCGTTAGCCACATATCCAATCGGGGAACTGGTATGGCTCTAACTCCTGGTCTTCTTATCGCTCCACTAGGCCAGTAGTTCTAGTGGCAGGTTTATTTGTTTAGTAAGCGCCAGCTCTATCTCTAACTAGCGCTGTGCTGGTTGCTCCAGATTGACCACTAAAGGTGGCCTTCTCAAGTCCTGTAATTTTCTTACGCTGCGTAGCGGCTTCTTTTTTACCAGCAAGACCAAAGACTTCTGTTTCTGCTGTGGTCTGTGTATAAGGATCTTGACCGTATATTGATGCTAGTTGTCCACCACGTGGAGCACCGCCAGCTACTGTCTCAAAGCCTTGTTGTGCTTGAGCCTTAGTAATACCAGCAGAACCAAGTTCTTCAGCACGTTCCATACCAGTTTTAAGTCCGGCTTGTATGGCTGCGCCACCGATTTCTGCTGCTGTTACTTTACGCTTGATAACATCTTTTCCATTTTTAGGATCAAGTGTATAAGCAAGAATGTCGCCATTTGTAATTTCAGGATAAAACGATTTAAGTGCAGCTAAAACTTCTGGATTGGAATTAAGAACACGATTCTGTGCAGTCATAATTCTATCTTCTAACTCTATTGAATCAACATCATTGGCAATAAGTTGGTCAAAGCCAGCTTGTTTGCCAGTAGGATCTTTGGCATAATAAGAGGCAGGAAGTCCATAGTTACGCATAATGTTCTGGTATTGATCTTCTAAAGCAATATATTCTGCTGGCTTTAACGCCGAAAGACCTTTATCAAGACGATCTTTATTTGCACTAAAACGAAGTTTGTAAGCATCGGTATTCTGTAATTTAATAGAAAATTCCGATGGATCAAAAGTGCTGTTAATTAGATAATTTTTAACATCGGATACTAATGAGCCAAGGCCATACTTGGTGAACTCAGTAAAAAGAATGTTGTAAGCAGAAGTACGTTCTCCTTTAGCCGCAGCAGCCGCAGTAGCGGCAGCAGCAGCGGCAGCTGTAACAGCTGGATCAGTTGCTACGATTGTCGCAGCATTGCCATTGGTTGAAATACCTGACTTTGCTGCAGTAGCTGCGTTTAGAGCAGCGCCTACATTGCCACCCTTAGCTTTAATAGCAAGGTATTCAGCATCAGATAAATCTTTAGTTGGATCGTATGAATCACCAAATTTACTGGTTACTAAGTTTAGACCGCCACGACTAACAAGATATTCAGCAGCAGTCATACCTTGACTTCTAGCGTTATCTTCTAATATTTTGCGTTGGGCAACCGGAATAGAATTAATATCTGTAGTAAATGTAGCCATCTGTTACCCCATAAACCCAAAGTCTTGAAGCACTTGCTTAGTAGCTCTTGCTACTTCGCTGTTTGCTTGTTGCGTGTATTGCCAACGATCATCCTTGCGCAAAGTTTTTTGGTAATCGTAGAGATTTAATTCTCCATTAGGCGTGATAGCCATACGTAAAGCAGGATCACTAAGTTTAATTGAACTAGGATCTTGTATTTCTAATACGCTAGCCATAGTATTTCTGTAAGGTGCGTAAATAGTCTTTAGATCAGTTCCATTGTCAATTAACTTTTTAATAGAATCTGGTTGCCCAAGTTTGGCTACCTCACGTATCTGTTGTTTAATGTTATTTACATCTTCACCACTAGCAATAGCAGTTAACCAGCCAGAAATTTGGTTACCAAAGTTCTTTTGCAGATCCAAGCCATTATCTGCGGCTGTTTCCTGAAGATCAGCAAATGTAGTTCCAGCAGTACCTTTATATTTACCAGTCTTAGCATCGGCATCAAATTTGAATATTGAGTTAATTTTAGATATGCCTTGATTGCTTCCTAGTTTAATTCCAGTATCGTAAAATTCTTGAGCCAGTGCGGTAATTTCTTCAATAGTATTAGAGGCACCGCTAATAGATGCTTGTACATTTAAGGCTGCTTCTATTTCAGCAAGTCCACGACCATAGGCAGTAGTTGTCTTTGCTTTAGTAATAGCATCTGGATCACCAGCAGCAGCAGCAATAAGGCCTTCGTAAATTTTTTTATCTGAAGCAATTTTAATTAAATCTGCTGGTTGATCTTTGATTAAACCATTTTTGTTTTTAAGAACATTACCAATTTCAGTAATACCTTCATTGCTATTAAAGGAAATACCTTTATCGTAAAGTCTTTGAGCAAGTTCTTTTAACTCTGCTGAAGTGTTTATAGCACCAGAGTCTTTTGCTCTAGTTTGTAAAGTAGCAACTAATTCTTTTAAGGCACGACCATAGGCGGTGTTGTCATTAGCGGCAGCAATTTTAGCAGGATCGCCTTTAGCTGCAACAATAAGTTTTTCGTATATCTTTTTATCAGCAGCAATCTGTACTAGATCTGCCGGTGTTTCAGATAGTAAACCAACATCTGTTTTAAGGGCAGCATTTACAGCAGCAATTCCTTCAGCACTTTCAAGGGTAAGACCTTGATCGTATAATCTTGTAGCAATTGCTGTTAATTCCTCAACAGTATTAGTCGCATTGGATGTTTTTGCTTTATTCTGTAAAGTGGTAATTATGTTTTTTAGACCGCGTCCATACTCTGTAGTTTCATTAGCCGCAGCAATCTTTGTGGCGTCACCAGCAGCATCTACGATAAGTTTGTCGTAGATCTTTTTATTAGCAAGACGCACATTCAAGTCAACTGCCTGATCTGCCACTAGGCCAGTCTTTGTTCTTAAAGCAGCATTTACAGCTGCTACGCCTTCATTACTGTCAAGGCTTATGCCTTGATTGTAAAGTTTTGTGGCAAGTGTTTTTAATTCTTCTGGAGTATTAATTGCAGAACTATTTTTTGCTTTTGCTTGTAAAGCAGTAATAATGTTTTTAAGTCCACGACCATACTCAGTGGTGTCATTGGCTAAAGCAATCTTGTCTGGATCACCTTTAGCAGCAGCAATTAACTTGTCATAGATCTTCTTATTAGCAGCAATTTTTGTCAGCGCGGCTGCTTGGTCTTTGACCAGTCCAGTATCTGACTTAAAAGCGTTTTCAATTTCAGTTACTGCCTGAGCGCTATTAGCGCTAATACCTTTGTCGTATATTTTCTTAGCAATTGCTGTTAGTTCTTCAGGGGTATTAGTAGCGCCACTAGATTCAGCCGAGGCGCGAACGATTGCTAGTAACTCGTTTAATCCACGACCATAGGTAGTTGTTTCATTAAGAGCAGCAATTTTGGCGGCATCACCAGCGGCAGCTAAAACTGCATCGTCATAAACTTTCTTTTCTTCTTGACGAGCATAGTACTGAGGGTCTGTAGTCTTGATAACATTGATCTCTGCTGCGTAATCAATATCTTTAAGAATATTCTTGTAGGCAACGTTAGTTGCTAACTGACCCTTAAGCCACTGAACTTCATCTAAACCAGTAATAGTAGTCTGGATGCCAGTTTTATCTTTTACCGCATACTTTTGAGAAGCCGCACCAGCTTCTTGAGCAGCCTTTAGTAGAGGCTTCCAGTACTTTAATTCAGCAGTAGTAGCGTTGCGCTTTATTAGTTCTTGAAATGTTTTGTTGATAAAAGCGGTAGCAGCGGTTGAACTAAAGATTGTTGGGTACTTATTGTTAGTAGGCTTTGGGGTATCCGCAGGTTTAACGCTTGTGGTGGTCGTTTTAGCAGCAGCAGCACGAGCCAAATCGGCTTGTACTTGTGTCATTACTCCTGTAGATACAAGAAGGTCATACAAGTCTTTAGCAGCCATTATTTACCTTCCTTTGGAACTTGAGGTGTTAAATACTTATCTACAATTAGATCTTGGGTTAAGAATCTTTCGTATATTTCGCCAAACCCAATAGGATCGTCAGTCTTTAACTTGCGAACAACTGCGTCGTACACAATTCTTAAATCAGCATTTGCTTTAGCATCAATTGATTTAGCTTCGCGTTTTAATAATTCACCGGCAATTGCTTGACGGAAATCAAAGTAAACTCCAACAGACTTCCAGGTTGTGCTTTTGCGATTATCAGCCATAAATTTCTCATTGCCAATAATCTTTGCAAGTCCTGCTACGACTCGGTTTGTCTTAGATCCATCTGAATCTAGGTAATCATCGTACCAAGCTGTGCGTACAAATTGACCAGACTTTGGATCAATTATTGGATTACCCTGAGCATCTTCTTGCCTTGATAGTTTAGTGATTACTGCTACTTTAATAACAGCAAGATCTTCTGCGCCTTTTTGTTGGATAGAAGTTAAGCCTCGTTGTAGCAGAGTTGCGTCAATAGCATCACGGAACTGGCTAAATACAATCCATCCCTTTTCTGCTTCATTGTTTCTTTGAGCAACAATCGGATCTTGCGCAGATAAGAACTTCTCTTTTGAGTTAGGAGTAATATTTTTGCTGTAAAGATACTGGTAAGCAGCTTGAGAAAACTTGTAACCGTCTTTATCATTAACAATAGTTCCAATAAGTTTTGGTTCTATGTTAGCAAGTTCGGTTATCAGATCTGGATACTTTTGAATATTCTCAACAGCCTTGATTGTGTAATCAACCTTACCTGGGTTCTTTGAAGTAGATGCCGTGAAGGCAAAGAACTCTGGAAAATCGTTAAGGAATTTAGAGTCTGCTTCTAAACCAAATTTGCGCTTGTATTCACGAGACTTCTCAATATAGAACTTATATGGACTGTCAAAGCGTGGAGCAAACGGCAATATTAGGTTAGCAGCAACACGTAGATTCCAATAATCTTTGGTCATCTGCATAATCTTTTCAGGCTTTACAGGAGGGCGGCCATTACGCTTGGCGCGTGTTTGCTCTGTAGCAAATATTAGATCATAGCTTCTGGCAAACTGTGGGTCATCTAGTCCGTCACCAGCTACTCGTTTTTTATTTACCCAAGCTGGCAATAGTCCTGATACTGCATCCTTTGTTGGACCGTAAGGAAGCGCCCACTTAAAAGAATCTTCTAACGAAGGCTTGTTCTTAACAATCTCGCTGATAGGAATTGCTACATAAGGGCCTACTGGAAAGATATCACTAAATACATTTGGATTGCCCTTGTTGTACAGGACGTCTAATCCACCTTGGAATATAATATCTAATGATTGCTTTGGAATACCAAGGTTTGTAAGTGAATCTAACCCTGGAATACTACGAAACGCTTTTGGAAGACTTATCCAGATAACATCATTACCAGAGGTTTGACCTTCTGGAACAATATTGCCATCTTGGTCTGTCACTAGGCTCGAACGGTTAGGCGCTTGCCATACGTTATAGCCTTGATTAACGATTGCTGGGTTAGCCACAACAAATTTCAACCAAGTTTTGTAAGCATTTTCTTGTGCTGAAAAGAATGGGCTAATAAACTTCATAGCTGTTGCTAGGTTTGTACGGCGCTCAATGTTAAACAGGATGCCTTTCATCTCGCGCACTGCAACCTTGTGAGAAGCAGACATAATCGCTTCTTGTTCTGCTGTAGTTAACTTACCTTCTTTTAGGCCAGTAGTAATTTCAATTCTACGGCGGGCTTCTTGACGGTATAACTGTACATATAGTGGGTTACGTGCCCAAGTATCTTCAGGCAAAGTACCTAAAAACTTGAAAGCTGTATTAATCGCATTACGTACATTAAATTTACCGGTATTAAACAAGGCTTCTTCTAAAACGTGGCCGTGAATGATAGGCAAAGTAGTTGGATCTGGGAAAGCAGCGCGTAAATCATTGGCAGTAATATCGCGTAACTTGTTTCGCAAGCCAGATGACTCTGGTAAATACTTGCCAAAGAATCTATTAATGTTTGTTACGTGTTCTAAAGCATCATCTGTTGTAATACCAAGACGTCTGCGTAGATCACGACCTTCTGGAGATCCTACAAGCCAGCGAGTGATATCTTCGATGCTTTCACCAGCGGCAAGTTTCTTGACAACAGCAGAGTTGCCAAATTGCTGACGCAATGTTTGTGACCATTGTTCAAAGTATCCTGGATCAGTAGGACTTACCTTGCCGAAACCTTTTGTCTGGAGTTTACGAGCATACATATCACTGTTGCTTTCAACCATACGCTGGAAAGTGTTACCAGATGAAGCGATCTTTCTAAACATCTCACCTAATGGGCCACCAAAGGCATCGTATAGTTGGTAAGTTGTACCATCGCTAGTAGTAATGTCATAAGTTCCGTTACCAATTCGGTCTTTTGGTGTAACAGTTCCAAACTTATTAATAGTTTCTGTGTAATGGTTATAGACAGCCAGCTTTTCTTCCTGAAGAAGTTTAAGAGTGTTTACTTCACCGGCTAAATCAAGATCGTTAGGGCGCAAAGATAACTTTGTTTCAGCTTCAGCAATTTTAATTTTAATATCTTTAAGATTTCTAATAACAGCAGTAGTAGACTGCTGTACATTTTTAATAGACATACCGCTGTGTACCGGTAAGTAGGTATCAATCAAACGAGCAGGCACACGCACTGTGTTATTAACAATATTTTTTAGACCAGGACCTAGATGACGCAAAGAAGTCATAGCACCAACAGATGCTAAGATACGCAGTTGCGAATCAACGCCATTACGGATCGTGTAACCAAGGCGCAGTAGCGCTCCAGCTTTGAACAAGTCCTGTACCAGGTCAATAACGCTTAATGGTTTATCGGTTAGCGCGCCTTTGAGTGCGCTTATTGCTGAGGAATTTTGCTTTAGCAAACGATCTAATAAATCAAAGTCCATTATTGGAAGCTGGTTAGCAGTTTGAGATTCAAATTGTGGGACTTTAAGAATAGATTCGTCTAAATCAACCATAAAGCCTCTGTCTTTAATAGACTTCAGGGCAGAGGTGCGATTACCTTGGTAGGTATTGTAAATTTGATCTGCTGTTTCAGCATCAATATTGTATTTAGCAGCAATAGCGCGAACACCGGCGCCTTCAATATTTAACATAGCTAAACTACGTGCCTCTGGAGTGGTTGCTCCCATATAAGAATCAAGTAAAGAGTTAGCTTGTTCGTCTGAAAGAACGTCAAGTCTTTTCATAGTAGCAGGCACGCCTGGTATAGCAGTACTTGTGCGCAAGCGCTCAATAGTTGCTACAACTTCTTTGTATGAATCTGGATCATTAAAATCAACTATGCCAGCAGGACGTTCGTTTTGTGCCCAAGAAATCTTTTGATATAAACGATGAAATGGAGTTGGCTGGAATATTTCAACATCAGGAGTTCCGACAGGTTTATCATAGAATCGAGCAGAGCGTGCCTTGGCAATAAAGTCTTCAACACCTTGAGTAAGAACGCCAGTTGTACGAGCGAGTGAACCGCCAGCTTTGCCAAGTTCCATCATTTTTGCAAATTCAGTATCTGCCTTAGCAAGTGCATCTAAATTTGCTTTAGCTTCAGCAATAACAGCAGGATTATCATTTAGGAATGGAATCATTCCAGTTCCATCTGGTGCGGAAAATAGTTTATATTCATCTACAGCTGATAAATCAGCACGAGCCTTAGCAAGAGCATCTTTCATATCAGCACGAGCAAACGCAAGTTCATCCATAGCTGCTGAATCACCGGTTGCTGTTCTAAGAATTAGAGCAGTAGTGTCTTTGTCTTTAGATTCACCAAGAAGATGAGCAAGCAGCGCTGGCTGATCTGATCCTTTAATCATTGGGTGATTAATTGCGTAAATAGAATCATTAGCAGTAAAGTCATCTATTACTTTAGTAAAACGATTTACTTCGCCGTACTGTGCTTTAGTTAAATCTTCTGCTGCTTTAGCAACTATGTCTGAATTTTTTAATTTACCAGTTGCTAGGCTACTTGCTTTAACAGCGCCAAGAGCTTTAGCACCACCAATGGTTACGTCACCAAAGATCTGAGCAAATGTATCTACTGATCCAGATATTGCTTTACCCCAAGCACTTTTGTTAAATGCTTGTTCGCGTTCGCGTGGATCATAGATGTTAAACTTTGGATCATAAATTGATCGGTATACATTTACAAATGATTGACCATATGAAATGTCTTGTGCGCCAGTGTAAGCCTTGCGCCAAGTATTAGGATCAAATATATCTGTTACTGGTATCCGTCCACCAAGAAGATCGCCTTGTACAAGGTTAAAGGTGGTTAACGGCTCACGAATATATTGTTGGTTAACGTAGTTAATACGCTCAAGGGTCGGTTGAACGCCAGGAACTTTCATAATTGCTCCGCCAGCTGATGCCAGCGGTTTAATTATATCTTTACTCTCTGGTGCCCAAGCATTTTTTAAGGTATTAGAAAAACCATTAAATTCAGCGGCATCATTCCAAGGTGCTGTACCAATATCCCAGCCAACACGAGCAACACTACTAGCGCCGCCAAGGACTTCGCCACCGAATTTGATCGCATTTTTACCAATGGTTGAAGCTATATCACCAATTCGATTCCATAAACTCACTGCATATTCCACAACTCTTTGATGGCAGCACGAGTTTCTGGTGACGTGTTAGGCAAGTCTGCTATGTAAGCAAGCACTGACTTTGATGCTTCAATCTTTATTCTAAATTCTGAGTCATCTGCTGGCTTAGACATCATAAGGGCGTTAGATCCTGCTCCTGGACCCATATCAATACCAGTAGTAACTGGTGAATCTGGTCTTTGGGTTGGATCATATAAACCTGTTACAGAACCTTGTGTTGCGGCAGCGCGAACTTCGTTCGCTGGCATTGGGCGTTGATTTGGGGTTCTTGAAAGAGGCGAGCCTGATTGAATTGCGGCAGTCTCTACGCCTTCGCCGTATGCAGTAGATCCCATACTTAATTTATCTGTACGAACAGCGTATTTGCCAGGACCTGAAACTCCGGCCAATGGATTCATTGGTTCAGCCATCTGTTTCTTCTCCTAACTTTTCTAAATCTGCGGACATATCTTCCCAAGCACGAATAGTTTCCGTCTTTTGGTTAGAATGATAAATGGATAGTTCCATTAGTTCACCTGTCATAGCTTCAAATGTTTGCGCTATGTTGTGAATAAAACCTGTAAGTATTACTAGAAAATCAGAAAGGCGCACTGGGCGAGGAATCTTATCGTTGCTCACCCAGTACACCTCCTATAAAAAATTTATCCTTTTTTAACTGCGTTGCCTTTACGTCCTGCTGGCATCATTGATGGCATTACTTTGCCGCCTGCTGGCTTTGAGTGGTCCATCTTGCCTTCCTTTGGCTTAGCCATAGGTGCTGCTGCGCGTGATCCTTTATTCATATTACACCTCCTCCATTTATGCTGCGCCGGTAATACCAGCTAGTAGTTGGGCTATATCGGGTTTTTGACCAGCAGCAGGGGCCGTACCACCTTGTTGATTTGGAGGTTGCTGCGAGGCGTTGGCGGAGGCCACACCTGCTGCTGGAATCTGTTCTGCGCCAGGCATACCTGCCATCTCTGGTGGCATCATTGGTTCTGGTGCTGGTGGTGGCATAAATGCTTTTTCGATAATGTTCTCTAGTGCTTGGCCTTTTTGCCGACCTTGGATAACAGTTGCGATACGGCTGATAATCTCGGAAGGGTCTTGCCCCTGCGCCGCGAGAGCCGGAATCGCCTGAGCATACTGTGCAACAGCAACACGCAAAGAATCGCGCATTTCTTCAATATCAACACGTTGTTCCTCCTGAGTAACATTTAGATCCATAGGGATTTCACGACGTACATAGTCACGAGAAACGAGTTTGTCTGAACGCATTTGTAGTAAAGCAATGATGGCACGGTTAGGATCCATACCAGACATAATTCCGTAGCGTACATCTACGCCGTACTCGCCTTTAATATCACGAGATGGACTGTATTTAAGTACATAAGGTGTACCGTCATCGGTTCCCTTAATAGTCTTAGGTATTCCACCAAAGATTTGCTCATCTGCTTCAAAGCAAAGTGAGGCAAGTTCGGTAAACAATCTAGCAAACTGTGCTTGTGCTGCTTTAATCTGTGTATCAAAGCCAGCTTGTAACGCTTGCACTCCGCGACCTGTAATAACAGATGCGTCCATATTGCCTGAACGAGACTCTGGGTATCTAGCACCCATACGAAGTTCACGTTCTAATACACCGGATTCAGTAAATACTCCAGCAGGAAGTTCTAATGGAACACGGCGGATGCCTTGCGGATTAGCAGAACGCATAATGGCATCAGGACCGAGGGCAAGTTCCTGAACATCTTGTGGAATAGCAATAGGTGCTTGGATAGATTTCTCTGCTGCTTGGATCTGTAAGATCGCAAAGCGAGCACGAGCAAGCTGAACGGAGAGCACATCATCAAACTGACCGCGTGCTTCGCCATCTAAAGATGAGCGCATCACGGTACGTGCCATAGACTTACCAAGAACGTTAGGAGTACGTGATAGTACTAGGTTCTTTCGTTCCGGTAAGTAAAGCAAGTCTTGATCTTTGTCGTGGTATTTAACCATTGACACATAAGGAGAACCTAGTTGGTAATTGTTTCTACCAAGGATTTGTTCGTAGAACTCTGGATACTGGGCAGCTAGCGTCTCAGCATCGCTGATAATAACCTGAGTTAAAGATAAGGTACGACCATAGCGATCTAACTCTGGGTAAGTTCCAAATGGATTGAGCATACGGATACGTGGGTTGTTGTCATCGTAATCCATCTCGACCATACCGATACACATACCATAGGTGTTATACCAGTCTGCTGCGGTATACATCTGTAGCTGTAGATCAGAGTTTGAAACATAGAAGTTAGCAATACGAGTTCTAGTATCTGCGGCTTTGCGAGCAGTATCTGAAACCATATTAGTTGCTGAACAGTTAAAGGATGGCAATGGTGCCATTGCCTCAGCTAAGTCACGCGCTGCTACGTCAATAAAGTTTGCAACCAGAGGCTTTGGATAGTCCTCTGAAAACATTGAAGGAAATACCTTGGAGATATCTCCTTGACGCACCGAAAGCACATCGCGCATACGTTGATCTCGCGCTGCAGAGCGTGAGCGTAGGCGCGATAACTTCGCGTCAACTTCTTTGACTGATAACAATGGTGCTCCTTGTTAGATTACTTGCATACGGTTTTGTTCAGCGAAAGCTTCATCTAAATTAATGACAGTTCGCTTGCCTATCTCGTGCCGAGACAGAAATGGATTCTTCATATGGTGGGTGGCATACTGACCATAGTTAAGTAGTTCGCGTGCTCTGATTTCACAGAACCACAGCGCCATAACTAAGTCGGTCTTGCCTTTAGTACTAGGAGACCAAGTAACTAATTGCTCAATTAAAGATTTAATGTTCTCAGTTTGATCTGATGGCAGATGTATTAGATTATCTCTATGGTGCTTGCCATCGAACTGCTTAGTACCAAACAAGGTAGACATAGAAGCTACACCAAAACCGGCATCCCATTTATTAGATCCAGTATGGTGTTCCTTAAACTGTACTCCCTTGGATGCTAAGTGCATCCTGATACCTTCGTCTTGTGTTAAGAAGGATTGGAAGGCGTTCTTTTCGACGATCCACTCGGAGGGGGAGTAGAGGGATGTCCAATCAAAAATAAGATTGCGGATAGCAGCTGGAGACGGCCGGCTAATTTTAATAGCATCTACTATGTACCTTTTTTTAGTTTGGCGGTCAATGGCATAGCAGATAGCTGCGGTGTCACCAATCATCGCTGGGTCTAAACCACAGATGTAGGTGAAGCCATTTAAGTCTCTGGGGTGTCCAGGGTTACCAGCAACTAAGTTGCCAGACTTACGCATACCGTCAATAGAGCCACGAACACATACTGGGTCAAAGGCGGCGTCATCTGAGATATCTTGTTGCTGATAAATTAAAGCCCAGGTCGAAGCATCCATAGATTGGCGTTCGTTGTAAAGATTGCGCCCATCCCACCTAGGATATAATCCAGTCTCTGGATCTTTCTCATCTTCCTTCTGCCCATCAAATGGTTGATCGGATGCTGGCCAAAGAGTTTCCCATTTGTCAGGTTCATCATCTACGGTTAAAAGCGCCGGCATAGCAAGATATGACCAAGGCACAATACCGCCAGGGTATCGGTCTTCGTTGCGTAGTTCCTTGTACAAGTCAACGGATGCAACGCGGGTACCGATAATAATTAACTTACCAGTAGGGTTAAGACGGGATCGAACGTCTTGGGTTAGCCACTTGATTTGTCGTTCAAAGTCATTAGCGTTAGATAAAGTAACAGCGTCATCTACAATAATCATATCGGCACGCTTGCCGTAGATCTGACCGCCGATACCAACTGCTTCAATGTTCGGGTCTTTTTCACCGGTCTCACGCAGCTCATCACCAAAGGTGATACGGGTAGCCTGCCACGAGGCAGACTTAGAGTTAAACCCTACGCCAGCAGCATAAGCGCTCTGGAGGTCTTCATACATTGGATGAGTCAGGCGTTGCTTGATGGCGTAGAGAAAGTCTGAGGCTAGGCGTTGAGTCTGTGAAACTATTAGCACTCTAAAGTTAGGGTTACGAGCTACCTGCCAAGTTACATAGTCAACCGTAATAGTCATTGACTTGGCGTGGTTGGGCGGAATGTTTAGCAGGATGCGGTTATTCGCCACTCCTGGCTCATACTTCATACTGGGGTGTAACCAAGAAGGTTTACCAGTTTCAATCATATCTACCAGATTTTGCTGATGCGGAAAAGTGTTTGAGTGTAGGAAGCGTTTTCTAAACTCGGTAAAGGTAATGTCGTGTACATCGCCGGAGGCGAAAGACTTCTCCTTTAGACCGAGCCTAGTACGGTCAATCTTATCGCAGAAGATCTTATCGGTGCGACGGTAATACTCATAAGTCTTCATAGACTTACCGGCTGAAGAACAAGCCGCGTCTATGGTCATACCTTCTGCTACACAGCCAAGGATAATTCGCTTGGCTATGTCTGCTGAATTGTCAGCCATTAGGCTCCTAGTTTATTTATTAAGTCTATTTAAGCCGACGCCACCACCACCGAGGGTGCCACCGCCACGGATACCTTTAATTTTATTAGCAATAGCAGTATTTTTGTTTTGTAACTTTTGTTTAGCTATAGCTTCTTTATTTTTTAATACTGCTTTAGACGCTTTGATTTCAGCAGGGGTCATCTTTGATAATGGTTTGGGCTTTGGTGTTGCCATATCGGTCTCCTTTAGAAGCGCCGTGAATGGCGCGAAATGTCATTTCTTTGTTACTAGGCAGGAAGTGATTACTAGGCGTCTAGCATTTTAATAGAACTATCCCCACTAAAAGTACTGGAGCAGTTCGGGCTTAGCGCCCGAAGGAGCTACAGCGAACTGAGGGGTAAATCAGTACTCGGCCTAGGGGCCTCGCTAGAGGCCAACCTTTTGTCGTAAAGTCAACCATCCCCACTTTACTCCTCTACTATACTTAAGGCAGAAAAAATAACGCGTTTACCGCTTTTGGTACTGTGTTTCGTGTCACACTATTTATTATGTACATAACCGCAGGTCAGGGGTTTACAGCTGGTTTCACTTTAGGAAATATATTTGTGTGGGGTGTATATGTAGTCGCGACATAAAATATAGCAATAGGGGGTCGCCTCTACTTTACGGCCTGTCCCCCTGCCCTGCCTTGCCCTTTGCTTGCCCTTGTTTACTTACTGTCTGCTCTCTTATTGCTAACGGATAGGGTATAAGGGTTAGCGGTAAACTATTCTGGTGACTAACCTATCGGCAAGGTTGAGCCCGGGATTATTGCCAACTAAATAAGTAACCGCTACGGCTACCTAATCCCCTAAGCCCTACCTAATTAAGTAATGACCTAGACCCATAGACCTAGACCCAACCGCTACCCGATAGACCCAACCAACCAACCCAACCGCTAGACCTAATCGGCTAGACCCGTGACCCGATACCCAACCCGCTAACCCGTGACCTATTGCCTAACCCCCGCGCCCTATCGGGTAAAGCTCTTTTATCGGGGCAGACTTAGCCCGCGACACGGGCAGAAAATAGTTACGAAATGGGCTTGCTTTTGTACGGTATAGACCCCCATAATTATCCTATGAGCAACCAACTACCTAACCCGCTCATAAGAATAGAGAGAGCAATGAATAACAAGCAGATAGCGGAACTATTAAAGGATTCTGTACAGAATGGCGATATTGATTCAATCTGGTTTGGTATTGGAGAATTAGAGCGCGATTATTCAGCAGATACAAGCAAGCAACCTAGTTGCGCGGATAGAATTAAAGAGTCACTAGATTCACTCAATGAAGACATAACCGCCCTAATGGATAATGATGAAAGTGATGATAATGATGACCCTGCCCTATCGGTGGACACTTATAAATTGGTTAATGTCTGCCTTTCATATGGTGGCCCTAGTTCGTATCTTGAGATCAAGGCTACAGAACACAATGAAATTCTAAGCGTTACTTATCGGTTCAGCGATTGGTTTGATACCGCTACCCTGCCCGTGTTTGAAAGCGATCCCGCTTACAAGTACGCGCAATATATTATGGAGGGGCAAGAATGAGAGTCATCAAGGGCGCGCTTATCGCGCTACTAGTCGCGGGGCTATTCGTAGCGGTCACGGGGCTAGTGTGGTGGGTACCCGCTACCCCTGAAAGGGGCGGGCATTATTGCTTAGGCACTATCGCCACCTGTTTTAACGGTTGATCGCGTACCGTCGCGCATAGGTGAGAGTCTATGCGTGGCGGTCTGCTATCAGGCAGACCCTAGCCCGCGAGCGCGGGAGAGGGTGAGAGAGAGGGCAAGAATGGACACAATAGAGAGAACTAGTACCGCTATAACCGTGAAATTAGGCGGTTTATTGGAACTATTAGAGGGCGCGAGCACTCACGCTCATAAGGATAGTGACCTGCGGGCGCTTAACGCGGTTAAAATAGAGGGCGATAGTGAGAGCCTAACCGCTACCGCTACCGATAGATATCGCCTAATTACGGGCAAGATAGAGGGAGAGGGTAACCTACCCGTTAGCTTGATCTCGCTTACCGATATTAAGCGCCTAATATCACTACTCAAGGGAGAGGGCAAGAGAATGGAATCCTTATCTGTAACGCTCTCACGCGTGGCAGATATTCTAAGCGTATCGGTACGCGGTAACGCGATAAGCGTAACCCTGCTAGACGCTAACTTTCCCGATAGCGAACACTTATTCGCTCAATTCGATAACCCTAGCCCTAGTGAAATAGGCGCTATTGACACGGTATCGTTTAACCCTGCCCTATTCGCAGATTATGCGAAGATAATTGGCAAGAGTAATGGAATTAAGGTGACCTTTATTGCTAAGGGTAAGCCTATGCTTATCGGGCTAGCAGGCGATAAGGTGGCGTGGCGCGCCCTGCTTATGCCTATGCGTATCATCTAATACGGTATAGTCACCTATCGGTAGGCTATCTATCCTCCCTTGCTTAGGTAGAGCAGGGGAGGGTGGAGGGCATATCGCCCTAATTAGAGAGAGAGTGAGAGAGCTAATGAATATAGAGAGAGTGCGCCATAGTGGCGCTTATGTAATCTCCGATTCTATTGGAGAGGGCGCGGGAGAATATCTATTTACCCGCACCTATTACGGTTACACGCTAAAGCAGGCTAAGGCACTATTCAAGCTAGCGGTAGAGAGAGAGGGCTAATGATGAAAGATTACAAGGTTTATTACAGGGAAGAAGATTCTGGCGTATTTATATTTCAAGCAGAATCGCTAGATCAAGCTAATGAATTACTTAATAAAGTAAAAGAGGGCGATCTTTACTTAGATGAATTGCCTAATTACTACCGTAAGAATAAGAGTTTTGATTCTGACCTGTCCGATATTATAGAGGTGACTCAATGAGTACCTGTTATGTATGCAAGAGCTGCTTGAATGAGCAAGAATTATATAACGCGGTAGTATCTACGCCCGCTAATGAGTACAAGACCGTGAGTAGCTGCTTTGATTGCAGGACAGGGCTAGATGAGTACACTATCAATGAGATAGAGGTGCTCACCCTATTGGATAGTCAAGAGTCATACTCTAATCGTGTAGAGAGAGAGGGCGCTTACGCTGCTACTACCATAGAGTTAATTACAGGCATACTGGCGTTAGACCCAGAAAATGATGAAGAATATAACGATTATGCCCTAGTGGATATGATCGAATTGGCGATTAGTTATCACCGCAACCATAAGGATAAGGATTAACTATGAGCGCACCTAATAAAGAATACTTAATCGCTAAGGCTACGCTATGCCGTGACCTAGCTATCGAGCAAATGAAAGAGGGTGAGGGCGAGCAAGCTACCCGCAACCTTATGCGTATGGTCAAGGCGTTAGGCGAAGTCGGAATAATAATCGAGAGAGAGGGCAAGGATAATGAGTAAAGTAATAATTGAAGTATCTGGTGGCGTAGCTTATTTAGTGAACGCGCCAGAAGGCATAGAAGTAGAGATAAGAGATTGGGATAATGAGAGAGAGGGCAAGGATAATGAATAGCACTTGTAAGGTTTGCTTAGATGATTTTGATGATGAAAGTATGATTGAGGATATACAAGGGGCGAAGTATTGCCTATTCGATAGTGGTGCTATCTGCCCTGTCTGTGGTATCTATGAGCACGATTGCGAGGGAGAGAGCAATGATTAAAGAGATAGAGCTAGAATATACCGCCAATAATCTTGTAAAGTTAGCACGCGAGGTATGGGGAGATAACGCTACTGAGTACCTTGCGGGTAGATTAGAGAGTGTAATTACCTATAATCAAATGAAGGTTTTAATAGATAGCCTAAAGGGAGAGGCTGACAATGAAGATTGATAAGCAATTACTACAAGAGCAGATTAAGTTTTTATACTCTTATGCGTGGAGAGAGCAGGGTATCCCTGATGAAATCGTGGGAGTGATCAACCTATTAGAAGCAATAGAGGAGGCTGATAATGAGTAGTTTTCACCCAAAGTACGATCTAATCAACCTCTATGAAATTGTAGGGGAAGCGGGCGAGGTGGAGTGGGCAGGCGAATCTGCCCACGAAGCCATTAAGTTACTACGCAGTAGCGCTAACAAGCGCCTGCTGGTATCAGGTTGGGAAAGTGATTACGAGGAAGCACGCCTAGTCGGGCAGCCTTTAGATGTAACGCAGGTAGCGTTAGCAGCAATAGTATGGGAGAGATAATGAGTTACTTAATAGGGATCATAGCTGTATTAGTGATAGCCTACTTACTTATAGTGGGAGAGGATAAGTTAAATGAGCGTTGAGCGACGCATTGAAACCGCACTTAGACAAGCAGTTCATTACCGCAACTATCGTAGAGCGAGAGAGAGGGCGCTGGCCAAGCTCTCTCATTTATACCCCGACACTTACAAGCAACTGCTTGGGATTGAGAAGGCAATAGATGAGCAAGAGGGAAAGAATTGGATTGATATTAGCGGTGCTACTCGTATGGTTACTAGTACCAGCACACCAGACTGGCATACTACCAACACCCAAGAAACCAGAGCTAGCACAAGCAACGATGGAAGAGAAGCGTGAAAACATACACGTATCCAAGCGTTACGCTTATCTCATACACGGGTGGGGGAGAGAGCAGCAAGCCTGCCTCGTCACCCTTTGGACCCGTGAGAGTAGGTTTGACCACAAAGCGGACAATCCCAGATCTAGTGCTTACGGAATTGCTCAGCTACTTGGAGAAACAAAGCAAGATCCTAGAGAGCAGATTATCACTGGCCTTAAATACATTGAGCACCGATATAGCACCCCGTGTAACGCGCTTAGTTTCCACAACCGTAAGTACTGGTATTGATACTGTGGTAGAGTAATAACTATTGAACGCTCTCTCGTTCATACCGACGAAGCCTCACCTAAGACGCAAGGTGGGGCTTTGTCATTTCTTGTAGTCGGTAGAGTAGAAGCCAGCACCATTGAAGGTGACAGGGGGCGACGACCAGACACGGTTCATAGTTGTATGGCAGTTAAAGCACATAGGATCACTAGCTTCAGCGTGAATAGAACGCTCAATAGTTATCTGGCTGTTACACTTATCGCACTTGTAATCGTAGTTCACAGCTGTACCGCTTCCTCAATCGGGAGATAACCTACTAACTTATCAATCTTTTTATTGCGAGCAAACTCAGTAGTCGCTGGCATACGATGAGTAAACCACTCAGGTTCTGGTACATCCATTAGATCAAAAGAAAAGACACCCTTGGGTGTCGAGTTAATATAGAACGGGATTAGATCTCGCTCAGCAGCTTGGGTTATTAACTTGCGGTACTTCATCTCCTCGATCAGCAACGTATCGTAATGAGTGTGACGGCACTTGAGTTCTATGTAGTGACCAGCCAAGGCAGAGGTGCAGTCGAAGGCATCATAGATACCAATAGACTTCTCTAAATCTGGGTATAGGTTAGCTTTAAGGTAATCAAATAACTCTATCTCTTTCATTGAAAAGGACTCACCCCGCCCAAAAGATTTTGTAGCCGGCGCATAGCGTTATCAATCCTGCGATCAGCAGTAGATACTGAGCACTCATAATGATTGGCTATCTGCTGTAAGGTAAAGCTATCTAGGTATCTGATACGCAATAAGATCTGATCCTCAACCTCAAGTTTATTGTAGCCAACCTTAATATCTATTAGGTTAGCGAGTAAGTTGCCACCTTCAGATGGACTAGATGACCCACGTGGCAAGCCATCTTGGATCATATCTTGTATCTGTTCTAGCACTGTGTTATCAATGACAGATGCAATAACGAATGGAAGCAACTGACCTAGCGTGTAGCCTTGGTAGTAAGCCTCATCAGTTATCTGGTAGCCAGACTTAGAAGCCTTCTCACGTCTGGAGTAGCGCTCAGCTGCACGCCTCATCTGCCACGCTATGCGTGCCTCAGCGTGCTTACGCTTATCAGCATCGGTTGCCTCTAGTAACTGCTCAGTGATCCACTTATGGCGCGACAGCGCCCACGACAAACACTCTTGGAGTATATCCTCACGTTCGACGTAAGCCTTATACCTGCCGTGAATAGCACGAGTAACGCCAGGTGCTATGTCATAGATAACTGGATCAATACCGGTCACTCAGGCCACTTACCATCCAGTACTAGTAGAGCAATAGCGCTGTAGTTTAATAGATCAAGGAAGCTATCGCGTAGCGATTCGTTCTCAGGGGTTGCACCACTATCAATCAAGTGATTGATGCGTGCTGTCTTATCCCACATACGCACACGCAAACCATTCAGTGGCCCACCTGGTGCGCCAGCGATATTGCTTGGGCCATAATCCCTATGCTTCTTTAGTAACAGGTTACCGGCACCATCTAGCACATCCCACATCGCTGCTATGAACGCGTCGGTATTGGCCTTATCAATATAGTCTCGTTCGCTCTGTCCGAGTGCAGGATCTGCAAGCCCATAGTAAGCATAGTCTGTAGCAATCTTTCCCAATCTTGATCCGTCATTCACTATACTCTCCTATCAATAGTTTGCGAGTAGCACTAGCGCCGTGTACTAGGTAGTAATCGTTAATGTCCATATTAGGTGGAAGTGTAACGATTGTAGAGTTCATTACCTCATTAGCCACGCGCTTAGAAAAATCAGCACCTGGGTTGGAGCCATCTTCTTTAACATCATTATCACCAACAACGTACACAGTTTCATAGCCACCGAATAGCTTTGGAAAGTGTGGCTTCCAAGCAGCTACGCCTGGCACACCAACTGCTGGTATATCTAACTCACCTGATACTATGATGGTATCAAGTTCACCTTCACATACAACTATGTAAGGCTTCATAACAGTCACATCAGCTACGTTGTAGAGGTGAGCCTTCTGTCCAATAGGACTACCATACTTAGGTTTGCCTTCATCTAATCTGCGGAACTTAAACCCAACACAAGAACCACTAGCAGTAATATAAGGAATGGAGATCCAACCCTCATACATCTCGTGACCATTGATCGGATCGGTGATGGTGCCAAGTTGGAACTTGGCTGCTGTAACTTCACAGATTCCACGTGCGTCTAGCACGGCCAGCGCCTCTGGACTTATTGCCTGAGCGTATCGCTGCGCCGCTTCCAGCAGCAATTTCGATTGCACGTTTGAGGCCATCGTTGAACTCCAAGTTCTCTAGGATGCAAACTAAGTTTACTGCGTTGCCACCCTTACCGCAGGTGTGGCAGAAATATAAATTGTCATAGGTATTTATCACAGCTGACCTGCGACTGTCATTATGTAAGCAGCACCTAACCGATACCGACTTACCTTCTCTTACTTCACCACCAAAGTTGGCAACTATTGCCCCTATGGGGATTGTATTTGCATCAATGGAACCTTTGTATCCTTTGTTTTTACGTACCCTGGACCAGTCTTGTGTTGACATACGCACCCCTTAATGCTGCACTTCCCGTGCTTATGCGCGGCACGTTTCAAGTGACCTAGTTTATTCTCAGCACCGGCTTGTATACAGTTAGAGCAGATCATACTTGCTCCAGATCAAAGCCATCATCCTCATAATAATAATTAATCCAACCAGAATCTTTCTTGTAAAAATCCCAAGAATACTCACGACCAAATAAGGTTAGATTAAAAGAAAAGTCAGCTTCATTATCTATTAACCAACCTACATTAAAGTAATCTCTAAGTCTTAAAAATTTAGAAGTTCTATACTTAATCTTCATCTGTTGCCTCCGGCAATACTTCTTCATCTAAATCTTGTACAGGATCTTGTACGACTTCTGGTACTAGGATCTCTGATGTTGTTATATCTCCTTGTGGTATTGCCATTATTCCTTCTCCTTTATCCATTGTTTTAGATCTTGGATTACCCAAGCGTTCTCTATACCTGAGTTGCGGCGCTTAACTATCACATAGTGCAGCGGTACTTCCCCTTTACCGCGAGCCTTAGCGTAATTAAGCGCCTCAACTTCAGCTTCCCGCCAGAACTCAGGCAGTGCTAGCGCTGCCCTATTCTTTAGTTCAAGGATGAATGTTTCTCCCGCTATTACAGCGACAATATCACCCTCGTCTTTCGCCCCAGCCTTTGACAGACGTTCGGCGCTTACGCCTTTATCGCGTAACCATTTCATAACATCTGTCTCAAACTTGGAACCCTTAGTCTTGTTGTACTGACTCATCTACCAGTACAGCTTTGTTGATCTTGTAGATAATGTTTCCTTCTTCATCTTTAACTAACTCGACAATGCCGGATTGTAATAAGGCACCAACGAAGTTAGTTAGGTCTACCTTGAGTGCGTCAACTTCTTCACGCAAAGCATTACTAACATCACGCAGTGCGTCAATCCTCAAGTTGTCTCGGTATTTATTTACTAACGGTTCAGACATTGTAACTCCCTTGGTATCCAGCCATATGATCTCGTCTTAACATCCTACCAAATTGGTCTTCATCACTAATCTGGCACGCTGCATAGTTTACTAGAAGCTGTGCGTATTTTGACGCATCAGCTGTGTGTGGTCCAAAGCGATTCTTCACAGCAGCCACCTTCAGTGTTGCCTGTCCTGGATCGTAACCTAAAGTCAAAATCAGACTAGGCAATTGACTCACTTTCCCGTGAATTGCCCGACGGTGTGGTGGATTGGTTGGACTTCCATACTCGCTCTGTTCCGATACGTGGTGCAGTACCAGTACGCACGCTTCTGTCTTGCGTGCCATATCGTGCAACTCCATCATAATCGCACGTAGTCCTGCCCATTCATTGTCAGTCTCTGCTGTTACGTTCATTAGGTTATCTATTACGATCAGCTCCGGAGCCTGCCCATATAGTTCAACGTATGCCCGTATCTCTAACTCAAGATCATCAATAGATGGTGATGAATCAAAGACCCACTTGATGTGGCCTAACTTCTCAAAGCGAGAATCGTAATAGTGACTATCGTTTGCTAAGTTATTTTCTACAGAGATCTGTGAGTGACCGCTGACGTGGGCTGCTGCCCTCATCATCACGGTTGTTGTGTCGGTATCTGCTGAAAAGAACAGCGTAGGCACGCCTGCTTTGATTGCGTAAACCAATGCGAACATTGACTTACCAGCATTAGGTGCTGCTGCAATCATACATACTTGCCCACGCCGAAACTTAATCTCTTTGGCAGTTAAGCCAACCCATACATCAGGTAGCGGTGTTGCTCTAGTGAGCACGCCACCCCAAGCACGGGAAAGATCAAGCAATGTTTTTCCTTTCCATTTCTTTTATACGAGCAATTAAGATTCGATCTTTATTAGTTAGCCCACCCCAAATACCGTGAACTTCATTAGCGATGCCCCATTCGGCGCACTCGCTTTTATGTGGACACGTATTGCAAATAGACTTTGCAAATGTTACATCCGCAAAACTTCCTACTTCCTTTATATCTGGAAACCAGAAGTCACCACCTATCTGAGCACAACTGGGAGCTTCATAATCTTTTGGCCCCCGCACTGGCTATCTAACCCAGATAGTGTCGCACTTATCTGGAGCACCCTTTGGTGTTGAACACATCCAACCCGACCAAGGCCCCTTAGCTGATACCCCACTCTTAAACATCATAGGGCCGTGCTGACAAGAATTACCAACTGCAGGTGGCGCAGCCACCGGTGCTACTGGAGTCTCCTTGAACTGTGTTGCAATAGCAGATACTGCAGGTGAAACAGCAGCTCGTGCTACTGATCCTTGTGATAGTTCTCTACCAGTAGTAATAATGTTCAGTGCGTTCATTGCAATATCTGCAAGTCCTGCTTCTAGTTCACGCACATCTGCTGCGTAAAGATTGATAAGTGTTCCATCAGCCAACTTGTAGTTGACTTGGAACTTAGTTCCTTCTGTAGCCATTTAGTTACCTCCAACTTGCTTAACAGATAGGCGCTGACTCTCAGCGCTTACCTTCTTAGGGATGAACCCTAATAGTTTTTCTACCTCGCTACTATCAACAGTCTCACGACCTTTAATAGTTGACCAACTTACTTCGATACCACTTTGGGTAGTACCTAGTAAACCTACAAAGGATTCTTTCAGAGATTCTTGTTGCTTCTCCATATCCTTTATTGCTTGCCCCAACTGTAAGTACAGCAGTGCGTTCTTGTCTACTTCCGCATCATCAATGATTACATCACTAACTGCGGTACGTTCTTTTTTTAGACCATCGCATCCCATCTCACCCGATGCGTCATAGAACTGGCAGTAATGCTGACAGTAACTAGCATCCTTTTCCGGTGCTGGGATTTCCTTTGACTCCTTAACAGTTGCGAGCCAACCGAGTGCAGTTAGCGCTATAGATTCATCGTATGGTTCTGTGTGAACCTTGACGTCTCTTTCATCACCGTCCCGAGCAATTGCTACTAGCGACACTCGGTTGACTACGTAACCGTTTTTGGATAGGAGGTATCCATATAGCTGCACCTGCCAGCGTTGCTGTGTTGACGGGAAGTAACCCAAGTTCTTCAATTTAGAAGTCTTCCAGTCAATCACATCGCCAGTGCTTGGTACATATAAATCTATGTGGGCTTTCATCCCATCGTATTCAACTTCAGCTTCAATCATTAACTTATCGTTACCGGCAAGTGCCTTCTCAATTTCAGTATGTATCGCAGTACCCATAATGGCTGCGAGTTTTAATTGGTTATCATTTGTTTCTGGTTGTTCATTCAATCGGTACCAGACCCTACGACGGCAACCACCAACCTCTGATGGTCCTATCTCTACCTGTGTTGAACGAGACTTCTTGGCATCAGAAGCACGTAGTGCTGTTAGTAGTAGTTCCTTTGGATCAGTAAATTCGCTCAATTGGTTTACCCCTTACTACGTTTGCTGCTTGGAATAAACCCTTACAATAGTCGCACTCGTGGCATCCATCAATACAAGTATACGCTTCAATATCTTGAGCAATTGATTCGCGTAACTCTGCAAACTGTATTTCAATTGTCTTTTCCATCGCTACCTCCTATAGCTTTTCTTGTACCACCAACTGTAAAGGCTTACCAGTATTAGAGTCAAGAACCGAAGCTATCTCAACAGCACGTCGGGCGTGTCGCTTAATGTAATCTAAGTCCATAATAGGTTTGCGGATTGAATACAAGTAGCCAAGAGCAAGCTGCCCACCACTACCAATACCATAAGTTCCGTGATCTGTTTGGAAAAAAGAGAGATCACAAGCAACACGAAAGATACTGCCGTTAAAAGCAAAGAGATAATCAAAGCCACCATCTTTATCCACCTTATTCCACTCGTAGTTGTTGTCATTAAACGCTGAGATGATACTAGGTATCACCTTGGCGCCCATATAAGTTACTGGATTCTCACCGCGATATGCCGGTGGTTTCCAATTGTAGGTTAGTATATCTCCTGGGCGTATATCGCCGGAAATGCCTATTAGAAACTTCCCCACCTCGACGATCTTGGGTGTACTAGTCGAGTTACTTATTAGGTTATCTTCTGTGATCTGCGAGTCAGCGCAGAGCACGGCGTAATAGTCCGTCTGGATAGCTGAGATCGTAGTCATAAAAGAATCTTACTAGAGTATCGGCGTGTCTTACCAGAGACACGCTACTGGATTGCTACAATATGAGCCGTGAGGCGAATTAAACAGGGTGAGCGCCCCCTTGAGGGGCGCGATAGGGGTACTGTACGGCTACTGCGCTGGCTCCGTCTACCAACCCTGTCAAGAAACAAAGACACCTTACCACCGATATTTGGTAGCGACCTTCGGGAGCTGGGACCAGTACACGTCTGTCCTTGTGGCTCCCAAGTCTTTAGCGTTATGTGTGCCTTTGAAGACCACGAGATTGTCTGGTATTTCCTTGACGCTGTTTGCGTTAGCTGTGGCAACTTAGTTACTGTGCCTTGCCCAGTAGACGCAGAATAAAACGGCATAAAAAAAGAACCCCCCACCCCGTAGGGTGGAGGGCCTTTTGCCTCGCGTTGCTATGGGTTACTTAGACCCACGACCAAACTCTGTGGCATTTGGATCCAATGCTTTTAGTAGTGGACCTGCAATAGCAGCAATACCTGCTGTTGCTAGAGCTTTAGGGTCTGTCACACCCGCAAGGTACAGGGCGATTATTGATGCAACTCCGGCACGTAGGTACGTGGCAGCCATTGCTTTTAACTTGTTCTTATCCATTAGTTCTCCTTTGGACTTGTTGGTTCTTTCTTCTTAGGTAAAGGTTTAGGAACCTTAGCCTTTACCTTAGAAATCACCGATGGCTTCCCTAACCAGGGAAACCAAGGTGAAGTATCGTTACCGTACTTATCGTTAATAGAAATATGTAAGTGCTTGTTATGTTTATTGGAACCTGTGTATTCACGATCCCCTTCATCAGCTCGATCCTTAGACCAGATCTTGCCTTGGAAGATCAAGTACTTAACGCGTTTGTCTGCCTTTAGTTGCTGAAATAAATTAGCGCAATCAATACCAGCCAACTTATCGTGGGTTAGATCTACCGCGTATCCAGTATTGTGATCGCTGTTGGGACTAGCAGATATGTGTGCCTTGCTTGGTAGCAGTCCGTCGCTAGCTTTCTTGCGCTTCGGACGAAGTGCGCTCGCTTGTCGCAGGACAGCAATAGCGGCAGGTGTGGCTCGTTTGGCAATCATCGCAGGTGTCACTCATTTCTCAGACATCAATTTGAATAGATCATCTACTCTATTTTCAAGCCTATCAATGGCATCTCGTAGTGATGTGCCACCGTTTTTATGAAGCTCTGATAGGTAGTGCTTTACCATCCAACGGATAGAGGTAGCAAAAGCACCAATGATTGTTATTAATGCAACAGCTACTGTTGCGTAGTCTTGTGCTTGCATTATACCGTCCGAATCGTTACTAGTAATGTGCCACCAAAGCCAGAGAATCTTTTGTCCTCTGGTGTTTTGTTTATGAAATCTAGTTCTTCAATCAAGCCAAGGTAGGACTCATTAGTTCTAAAGTCTTGAATACGAACAGTGTCACCAATGTTTTCAATTGCTTCTAGCTGTGACATACGGAAGTAAGAAGATCCTTCGTAGCCAACTTCGTTACCAAACTTATCGCTTTCGTGGTCATAGCAGAATAAGGGATACTGGATAAGGCGCTGGCGTGGTACTGCCGGCAGTGACTTGAGTTGGTATCCAGTAAACAGTGGCCCTTTAAGGACATCTGTAGATGAACGAGTAAAGTTAAATTGGAAGCCAAGATATTCCTGTGAGGTAGCAGGGTAACTTACGTTGATTTCTGTAACAGTTGCGTTCTGTGAGAAGGAACCGATAAGTACAAAGTTATCAAAGGAATCAATTGATTGGATACTGATGGCACCATTGGTGGTATCTACGCGAGCTTGAAGTAACTTAAAGATCTTAGTCTCTAGGGTGTTGTAACGGATGTAACCGGTACGCAAGTATCCAGTTGCTACTAGGCTAGTAGTTGATTCAGCCCAAGTATTATTACCATTAGTAAAAGCTGCCCTGTCTGAGTTGCCAAAGAAGGCAACCTGACTTGCGGTAGTGGTAGTTCCAGAAGCAATAAGATCCCAAGCCCAAGGGAAGAATAGAGTGCCTGGAATAACTGTTGCTGATAGATCTACACGGACTAGTCCTGCAGCCCCATCTACAAGGGTTGCAATGTAGGCAAAGCGATCACGGAAGGCTATCGAGTTACAAGATGCGTCACTAAAGAGCAATGGCCCATACTGGATATCTCCATTGGTATCTGATACACCCACTCTAAATCCTAGATTGGTAGCAAGGACTGCGTAGAGTCCAAGGTATACATCAAAGTCATTGATGCGTTCACCTTGTGGCATATCAATAACAACAGTAGGTGGTAAAAGTTCTGGGAAACCTAAAGTGGTAGTATTTGCTGTATCTAAACCAATCTTAAAGACTGAAGATGATGTTCCATTAGGATCATAACCTGAGATGTAGATAGCCTGCGGTCCTTCAGAGATACTAGACCAGACCCACGATGAGTTAGGGTGGGTAAATAAAGCAGCAGGCAAGGCACCGGATGAGTTATTGGGATCTAGTTCATAGATGGCGCTACCGATGGCAGCGATAAGGCGCTGCTTAACATAGCGAATAGTGGCACGAGTTGTACTAGTAGCGTTATAGATTTCAGTATCGCTAGTAGTTCCAGCAAGGTTACCTCGGTGGACGTGTGAGCCATTGATAAAGAAGTACTGCTTACCATTAGTTGTAAGGCTAAAGATTGTAGATGCTGTGCCAGCCTGTGTGTAGGTACTTGATACAGCAGCGCTAGTAATCTTCTTTAAGGCAGTGCCATCTGTTACTAGGATGCAATCGTCAGTGCCATCATTGACACCGATTAGTTGAGCAGCAGCAGCACCAGCATAGAAGCTGGCTGTGTCATTGAGCAGGGTTGCCTGTCCTCTAGTCCATACATCTAAGCCCTTAGACTCTGTGTACTGGAAGCGTAGCGACTCCTCCTGCTGTGGTTCAAAGTATTTAATACCAGCGCCATAGTGGAAAGATGACTGAGATCGAACCCACCAACCGGTAAGTGTCTGCTCTCCGGCTTCTCTGGTCTGGTCAATTTGTTGCTTGCGATACTGAGCAGTAACACGGCGATAAGGCATCTCATCTGAGTTAGCAAGAAAGAATGGCAAAGCGCCAATTGCTATTTCATAAGCAGGGCCAGTAGGTGTGTAAGTTGTAGATCCTACAGGGTTGGAAAGTACGTAGGGTAAACCCTCGGTGATGTCATCGCCGTATGGCATTACTTACTCCTCTAGTTCAGGTGCTACGAATACATCATTAACTGAATCATAGGTATCACCGATATCAGCAAATTTACCTCTAAAATTGTTATTGTAACTTGTCTGAATCCAAGTACCACCAAGCCCAAGAGTATTGGATAAGAAGTTAGCGCCTTCTTCTTCTAGTGAATTGTCTACAACTAGAACGCGAAGCACTAAATTATTATTATCAATTTCTGCAAAATGTGCCATTACCAAACCACCGATCCTGAACCAGTCCAAGTGTAAATTTTGTACCCACCTGAGTTTGAAAAACTAGGTGATCCAGTTGTTGACACAGCATCAGCAAAAGTATTTGAATAACGAATATAACAAACACCTGAACCACCGCCACCTGAAGGAGGAGGTGCGCCAGAACCACCACCTGTATTAGCAGTACCAGCAGTTCCGTAATAACCAGACTGGGCATATCTGCCACCTGCGCCACCACCGCCGGAGCCTGCTGCTCCGCCAGCACCAACAGTTCCTACGTCGGATGATCCGCCACCGCCACCACCGAATGTTCCAGCCCAAGTGCTTTTGCCTGCGCCACCATTGCCGCCGTTACGATTAGCACTAGGAGCATCACCACCAACAGCACCAGCTCCACCGCCACCGCCGCTTTGTCCTGCAAATCCACCAGTTCCACCAGCACCGCCAGCAAAGCCTTGTCCTGAAGTTCCAGCTCCGCCTGGACGTCCATCACGTCCACCGCCACCAGAGCCACCAGCTACTGCGTCTACAGTGTTGTAACCACCAAGGCCACCTTCATTAACTGAAGTAATACCACTGATAGACGAAACGTTTCCGCTTGCATTAACTCCACCGGCACCAATTGTTATGGTGTAAGTAACTCCAGTGCTAATAGATGAAGTTGAATCAAGTACACCGCCACCGCCACCACCGCCTGCGCCATTGGTAGAAGTCCATAAAGCACCGGCACCACCAGCAACAAGAACATAATCAATGCTTGATGGAGCTGTTATAGGGTAAGGAGTAACTGAGTTAGAAGCAGATGAAGAAGCACCTGTTCCTGCTGCGCTAACCGCTGCAATCTGAATTGTGTAAGCAGTATTAGAAGCAAAAGAACCAGTTGCAGTTAATGGAGATGTAGTTCCAGAAACGCTTAGGCTAATTGAAGGTGAAGATGTAGCAACATAAGAAGTAATAGGTAAGCTACTACTACCTGCTGTAAAGGGAATTGAAACAGTTGTTGAATTTGTAACTGTAACTGTTCCAATAGTAGGAGCACTAGGAACTAAATTGTTTGACTTAGTAGAAGCAAGAACTCCTAAAATTGGCATTAGGAAATATCTCCTGTCACCAACCAAGTATCGGTTGCGATCTTGATACAGGTCGCAACTGAGTTGACTACTCGAAGTTTAGGTGCTGTTGAAGTAGCACCAGTTGAAAGAATTGTTGTTGTGCCTGGAGTAACTGCGTTTATTGTTGGTTGACCAGCACCGGTAATCCACGCTACGTTGATCTGTGAACCTACTGGGAAAGCAACAGATGCGTTGGTTGGGATAGATAGTGTCTGAGCTGAGGCATTATTAGAAGTTACTAATTTGCCATTGTCGGTTAAGACAAAGGTATAAGTTGTAGATGTATTAGCATTAAGTGTTAGGTTTAACTTTGGGTCATTTAACACTGGCGAAGTTAAAGTCTTATTGGTAAGAGTATCTGTAGTTGCTTTACCCACCAAGGTATCGTTGGTTGTAGCTGGTAGCGTCAAGGTATTAGTACCAGCAACAGCAGTTGCCTGCACTGTGGTAGTTCCAGAAGTAGATCCGCTAAAGGCAAAGGATGCTACAGGCGAGGCGTTGTTACGGAAGAATATAAGGTCATCACTTGTCAGTACGTGCTTGATTGATGCGCCTGAAGTATGGGCAATACCAGAGACAGCTGGGGTACCAGTGCCAGCCTGACCTCGGCTGATAGTTAGTGTGTCACCAGATACTTGCGTTACATAAACAATTTCTTCATTGACTGTATCTGGATCTATTGCGACAGTAAAGATGTCAACATTGCCACCGGCTAGTGTTACACCACCCATAAGGGCTGTACCAGTACCAGTTGCTACCGTTAGACTGGTAACAGTAGTGTTAATAGAGCTAGCAAGTGTTGTTGCATTACTAGTGGACGAGTATTGTCTAGTCATTTATTTGCCTCAACTTGTGTAATGGATACGGATTGGGTATTTGTCTTGTAATTTTAACGCTTCTTCATTAAGTCTTTGTTGGTATAGCGCAAAGATATAACGAGAAGCAGATACACCGGCAGTGCTTGGGATCTTGGTATCGTTAAGGTCAGCTTCTGCTGAACTTAAATTGATTCGACCAGAATCCACATATGATAATAACTTATAAGAGGCACCAAGGATTACTACCTCTGAAGATGAACTAGGCAGTCCAGTTACATCTGCGTAATCATCTGTGCCATTATCTAAAGTATTAGGAGTTGTTGTATACCAAACCTGTACTGTTCTACCAGGTTGGATATTATCGTAAAGGTTTACAGTATTTTGTGTATTAAATGTGGCAACATTTGCCATCTGGTCTGCACGCCAACGGTTAATAGGTAGCCATTCTTGGCTAGATCCGGTTGTCTGCCAAGACATATAAAGGATTGACTCTAAATCATCTGGCAAAGGATAGGTAGTTTGGCTTGCGTTAAAGGTAAAAGTAGTTGAAGCAACGGCCCATAGTTTAGGATAGAAACTATTGATTGTGTCATTGATTGCTTTTTTAATAATGGTTTTTGGAAAGGTTGGAGTAAGAGTTATCTGAGCATACTGAGCGTGAGGTGAAGCGTTAGTGTTCTGATAGCCTCTACCAAATCCTGGAGCTGCGTTAAGCGTGCTGCTTCCTTGGTCAAAGTTATCAATCCAGATAAGTTCATCATCAATTTCAATGATGCCTTTGGCTAAGTTAGAACTTGAACCAATAATCATAGCTGTATCGGTAGATGTTATAGCATTATTAAGATACGTGATTCTATCTTGACGCAGGGTGTATCCAGCTAAGGAGGCCCTAACCTCGTCTATCATATCGCTAAGCGTTGGCATTATTTCCTTTCATACCAGCCATCTCCCCATAGAGTTAGCAGTCTTCCAAAGTATTGCTCGTATTGTGGTGCTATAGCATCTAGCGAATACGTCGCTACTGCCCTCTTATGTATTGCTACTGGGTCTAAGTCTTTGACCCACTCTGTTGCTGCTGCAAACTCCATTGCATTTCTACAACGGTATCCAGTAACACCTTGTGGGTTAGTCTCTGTAAAGGCTCCCCAGTCTGTAGTAATTGTTGGAGTACCGCACATCTGCGCCTCAATTACTATGTTACCAAAAGGTTCTATATATAACGTTGGGGCAAATAGTGCGATAGCACCGCCCATTAACTTTGTTCGTTCTTCTACACCTACTGGCCCAACCCAATCGCCATACTCAATCTTTGGGTCTTTACCAGGTCCTGCCATAATGAGCTTTAAGTTCATCTCTTTACAGACGTGCTGAACGATCTCAATACCTTTACGATCTATCATACGTCCAACGTATAGGTAGTAATCTTCTTTCTTCTCTTGCAGCGGAAACATCTCTGGTTCTATGTATCCTGGTATAACAGCATCGTAGAAGTTGCCATCTACTAGCGCCGGATTCTTAAAGGCAGAATAGACTGAGTGCATCCAAGCGTAAGACTCAAAGACTCGATACTTAGCAAATGTGCCAGCGTAACCAATACCAAACTCAACTGTCATATGATCTGGGAAAGCATCAGCAATTGGTTTGTGTGATGCTCCACCAATAACGCAGATAAAATCTTTTTCTTCTATCCGCTTGCCAAGTTCTTCTATAACTTTGCCATTAAAAATCTGCCAGTGCGGTAGTTCATTATTAAACTCTGCTTCGGTAAAGTGTTTACCAGCTAGCGCTTCTTGCTGTTGCTCTTTGGTGATACAAGTAATTAACTCATCACACGGTGCTTCGTTGTCTTCGCTGGCATAAAGATAAACTGTATGTCCAAGACCATTCATCATCATACAGAAGCGTCGTACCTTCTCAGTAAAGGCACAGATAATGTAATCTTTAGTTGTTTGCGTATGGGGCAGGCTAATAACGTGGAATCTCATACCACAAGTTTATCAGTCTTTATTGTGGTCCTGCTGGACCGTTAACCATTTCAATAGCAGGTGTTTCTGTTAATCCTACTGGACCATCAAGAACTGGCGCTTCAAACTTGCCATCTTCATCCATAGTCCAGCCAATACCAGCAGGATTTTCTGCTGTATATTCAACAAGAACACAGTTAAGTGCTGCCTCTGTTGCTGCCTTATCGTCTGCCACGATTACATTTGATACTGTATTACCGCTCATCATTGCAAATGTTGCCATTGTTTATCTCCTTAGTAGTATAAATAAAGTACGCCATTACCGCCCGCACCGCTTGTTCCAGAGTTGTTAGCACCGCCACCGCCACCACCACCGTCACCGCCAGTTCCGCCTGTGTTGCCTGATGCGTTACCGCCAACGGCTATGAAACCGCCACCGCCACCACCTGCTCCGCCTGTGTTAGCAGCAGTTGATGCGCTTCCTGTTCCACCTGCAAACAAATCGCCAGTTCCACCTGCACCACCTGTTGCAGTTCCAGTAGGGGTTACATTAGATAAGAAAGCGGAACCGCCACCACCGCCAATTAAACCTTGTCCACCTGCACCAGCGGTAGCATTAGTTGCAGCACCACCGGTTGTTGCGCCACCACCGCCACCACCTGAAACTCCAGCACCGCCTGCGGTTGCAGTTTGTACCAAGGTTGCACTATAAACACCAGTTGTCCCACCGCCACCATAGCCAACATTTGCACCAGCCGCAGCCGAAGGTGCGCCTGTATAACTAATACCGCTTGCAGTTCCTGCTCGTGAAGCACTTGCACTCACACCACCACCACTACCTGCTCCGCCTATAATTCCAGCGGCAGGAGCAGTTGCTGTAGCAACACCAGCAGCACCACCACCTGCAATTACCATTCCATAAACTGTTGCGCCACCAGGGTTTCCATTAGATGCACCACCTGTAACGGTTGCTCCACCTGAACCTACGGTGCAAGTGTTTGTTGCATAAGTCCAACCAGCAGAAAATGCTCCTGCACCACCACCACCGCCTGCTTGAGCTGAGGAACCACCCGATCCGCCACCGCCGATGCAGACTGCATAAACGCGGTTGATGTCAGTTGGAATTGTGACTGAACCAGATGAGGTAATTGTCTGTTGTAGCTTTAATCCCAACGGAACATCAGAAAACGATGAATTAGTATTTATTGTTGCGCTCATTAAAGTTCCATTCTAATAATAAATATAAAGAATTCCAGCGCCGCCTGCGGCAGTATTTGTAGAAC